TTTATCTTTTACTGGTGACGTTGCTTCATAACTTGTATCTGTGTTCTGGTATCCTATACCTTCTTTAGTGTATGGCATTTTATTCTCCCTTTTTATTTATTATTTCCCATAATTGATTAGCGATTTCATAACGACCTGCAAGTATACCATCATTAAAGCTATCCACATTTCCAATGTCATTTTTACAGTTGCTATAGTCATATAGTTCTGCATCAACAATTAAATCAATGTCCTTTAATAACTTAATTAACTTACTTAAATCACACATATACCATTCAATCTCTTTATTTTTATAAGATTGGTATGTTGCTTTAGACTTTTCATTTACTACTAATGGTCGCATTGTTATTCACCTTTCATTTTATCTATGTGAATATATTGTCTTGTTAAACTGTGCTTAAAGTTTAAATGTTTTTCACTCTCCCCCATGTACATATAATACTGTTGTATTATTTCAAATGCTTGTAAAAACTTTTGTTGGGCTTCCCAATCTATCTTTTCTGTTTCTGCTCTTGTTCCTTCTTCTGGATAGTTTTCCCATTTTATTTTTGCTAAGACATCAATAAGTTTTTCCTTTTCATTTTCATTTAAACTAGGAAATTTACTATCAACCTCTTGCGTTGCTTCAGTTAATAAAGTTTCTTTTATTATATCGTTGTTCATGTTGCTCATAGTTTTGTTCTCCCAAACATATTATCAATAGCTGAGTTAAAGTTATTAATTAGGTTGTCACACTCCTCAAAGATTTGGTTTGTGTGTTGTATGATTTCTCCTGAACCTTCGCACCGGTCACAAGTTTGTTTTACAGTTCTTGTTTCATTGCCATTGCAACCTACTTCATAGTAAAACGTTCCTTGTCCTTCACATTCAGTGCAAGTTATATCTTTGTAATTATCCATGTAGCTAACCTGTCTTTTTATTTGTGTCAGTTTCATTTGCTTTGTCCTCTGGCATTAGAAATTTAATGTGTACAAATTCTTTGTTGTGTGTTCCTTCTTCAAATCTATACTTACTATCTAAAAGAAATTTTAAAATTTCAATCTTGTATTCTGTGATTTTATTGTCTGCCATTTCTATCCCCATTTAATAAATTCATTATGCCATAAAAGTTTCTGTTCTCTGACTCTGATAATCTTTCAATAGTTTGTGCATCTATTTTTACATCAATTAACTTTTCATTAATGCTGATTATTTTTTTGCGTGGCTCTCCATTTAAATTGAAATGGTCGCAGATTATTTCTGCTTGAGTCATTGTTACAGGCTCGCTTTCTTCAGCTATCTTTTTGATTAGTGTTAAAGCCTGTGTTTCAAGTTCGTGTAGAAAAGGTAGTGCCATTTTTTAATACTCCCATATTAAGTTGAAATTGTTGTGTCCGTTTTAATACCTATTTTTTCGGACACAGTTTCTAAAATTACGTCATCATAACCTTTTTTAATCCATTCGTTATAATGCTTTTTGGCTTTTTCGTAGTTAGTGTAGTAATCATCTACACCACCCACCCAAACTATATATTTCCATTTCATTTTAAATTCTCCCATATTAAATTAAAATTGTTGCTAAGATGATAGCTAGCAACGAAATACTAGCTATCACATGCTCGATAAGTTCCCCCCTGTTCATTAGTTTAAATCTACTAATTCATAGTTTTTTATTTTGATTTGTTTGACTGTATCTTTTTTGGGTTCTCCTAAAAAGATATTTCTGTATTTGCCTGTTGTGTTGGAATAATCCCAATAGTTTTTATCTAAAGATACTTGGATTCTTTCTTCTATAATTGAATATTTAGTTTCAAAACCTTTGTGGTAGGTTCTTGTTTCTCCATAAGAAGTTTCTATCTTTGCTATTATTTTCCCATAAGATTGAAATATTTCTTGTTTGCTTTTTACATTCCCATTAACAGAAAAAGTTGTTGTTATTGCTAATTGGTCCGGTCTGTTTCTTATTGCCAATGCTTTTGATGTAATCATTTTCTATGCTCCCACATAATTATAAATTAAGATAAAGAAATAAATGGCAGATATAAAAGCTCCACCGATTAAAAAGTATTCAAAAGATTTACAGATTAAAGACATCTATTAACTCCTTTTTTGTTCTCCAAGAAAACAATAACACAGACAGAATTAGAACACAAGCATTTTGGAAACTATTTTTAAAATAAATTAAAAACATTATTTCAATGATAATGAAGGTATTTTTTCCAATTCAATCATTAGGTATTGACACGCCTTTTTCACAAATTGCATAAAAGGGGAAACCATAAAGGAAGGGGTTAAGAAGTGGGAAAGTTAACCAAAAGACAAAAAGATTTGTGCTACTATGTAGCATCTGGACTAACTATTAAAAAGAGTGCAGAGTTAGCAGGATTTGCAAAGGGTGAATCTGGTAGGGTAAATGCACAAAGGGCTTTGAAGCTCTCCCATGTTCAGGAGCAGTTGAGAAAAGAGGTAAATGAATTGATTGGAATATCAGCAGTCAATGCTACCCACCGAGTGGCTAACCTTTCAATGAACGCAAAGAGTGAATACGTTCAGCTTGAAGCAAGCAAAGATATTTTAGATAGAGCTGGATATGGTAAAGAACAACCATCACTGAATATCAATGGTCAAGATATGAAGATACTAATAGACCTTGGTTAAACCTAAAAAAATGGTAAAACTTAATCTCCTCGCTTGAGCTGTGTGTGGCTCCGCTCGAAGATAAGAACTTGGTTGGCTCGCAAGCTCGCATTAGTTACTCTTTATTCTTAACCCTTGTGCTAGGTGGTAATTTTCTTACGCAAGTTTGAGCGTTCCACTCTACAGTGAGGCAGTAGGGGGGGTTGAAAATTGGGTACCAATCTGTTACTAGAGGTAACCCCCAAACATTTTTAGTTAAAAAAAGTATTGAAAAATATTTTTATTCTGAATAGGTTTAGTTATTGTGAGTAATACTAGAAAAATAAATGTTATTTGTAGAAAGTGTGGAGCTATTATTGGTGAGTGGTGTAAGCATTGTAGTTCAAAGAAACCAGAGAAGGATTAGTTATGAGTAGTTTACTAGGAGGATACAGCAATTTATCTGCTGTTAAGGGTTCGCCTAAATTGGGAACAATTAATTTTTGGTCAGCTAGTTTAGCTACCCATTCTAAAAAAAGAAAGAAGTTAGCTAAAAAGTTAACTAATGTTACCAAAGCAGTTAAGAACCAAGAGCCTGTTGGCAAAGGTAGGAATATAAAATCCATACTTTCTAATACTTCTAAAGTAGCTAGCTCTGGTGACAAAAAACCTGTTGTTTCAGAAAATGTAACGTCAAAGAAGTCAGCTACTTCTACACAAAAGCAGGATAAACTTTTTGGTGGCAAGGGTTGGGGATTAACAGAGAAGGCTCAGAAAAAGTTACCTAAGATTTTACAAAAGATTGGCGTTGGTCAAACTGAAAAGACAGTTACCATTATGGGTAAGAAATTTACATTTAAAGCTCCTGACCCAAGAAAAAAGCGAAAGGCTTGGCATGGTGGTTGGGTTTATGACTAAGGTATTATAATGTCCTTTCTCCACAAACTTTCTGTTGAAGATAGAAGGGTATTAAGAATAGTAGTTAAGCAAGTACATTTTAAGATGTACCCAAAAGAATTTTGCACTGACCACGAGGCTGATAAAATGATTGCCGCTATTGCTCCAGAAACTACTGAGAAGTTAATTAAGATTGGCAAAGATTCCAAAATAGAAACTAGGTAAGGAAATTATTATGGCTAAACCCCCAGTAAAAAGAAAATCATTACTCTCTGAAACTAAAAAGAAACGAACTGTTGCTGATGCAGTTGGTAAAAAAATGCCTAAAATAAAACCAAAACCAAAGATTTCTTCAGCACAATTAAAAGCTCTTGATGGTTTAAAGGTTGCAGGAAGAACTGATGATTTGGCAATTAAAATGTTTGGTGGAACTGCTTACGGAGCAGATGGTGGTTTGAGTATGTATTTAAAACTTAGGTCAGGTGGAATGAGTCCAATGGAAGCATACAATGATGTTTGGGATGCAAGTCGTAGTGAGCTTATTGAATTTATGTATGGGGATACTGATTTTCAAGAATACAGATAACACCCTATCAACTCTATCAACTACCCTTGATATATGTGATATATGGCAGAATTTAAATACAAACCTGATGGGCAAGTTCTAAAAAACTTTATGAAAGATAGTAATTTCTTTCGTGGTATTCGTGGCCCTGTTGGTTCTGGTAAATCAGTTGCCTGTTGTGTCGAAGTCTTCCGCAGAGCCTTAGAGCAGAAACCAAATAAAGATGGAGTTCGGAAAAGCCGTTGGGCAGTAATAAGAAATACAAACCCACAGTTAAGAACCACCACTATTAAGACTTGGTTAGATTGGTTTCCAGAAGACCAGTGGGGAAGATTCCATTGGTCAGTTCCCTACACTCACCACATTAAAACTAGCAATCTTGATATTGAAGTTATTTTCTTAGCATTAGACCGACCAGAAGATGTGAAGAAATTGTTATCATTAGAGGTAACAGGGGTGTGGGTAAACGAAGCCAGAGAAATTCCAAAGAGCATTATTGATGCTTGCACAATGAGATGTGGTAGATTTCCTTCTATGCGAGAAGGTGGTCCTACTTGGTCTGGAGTTATTTGCGATACCAACGCACCAGAAGAAGACCATTGGTGGCCGATAATGTCTGGAGAGGTTCCAATACCAGACCATATTCCTAGAGAGCAAGCTAAGATGTTAGTTAAACCTGATAACTGGAATTTTTTTGTTCAACCTTCTGCAATGGTAGAAACTCTTGACGATAAGGGGGAAGTTAACGAGTACCAAGATAATGTTAAGGCAGAGAATAAATTAAATATGCTCGACACCTATTACTCAAATCTTATTCGTGGAAAAACAAAATCATGGATAGATGTTTATGTAATGAATAAATTGGGTACAATCCAAGAAGGTAAACCTGTATACCCTCAGTTTGTAAGTGAAACCCATATAGCAGAAGAAGAAATACCTATTGCGGCAGGTGTTCAATTATATATTGGTATTGATTTTGGGCTTACTCCTGCGGCTGTCTTTGGTCAGAAGGTGCGTGGCAGGTGGTTAATACAAGCTGAGATAGTAGCGATTGACATGG